CTTTACAGTAACGAATGTTGCAGGTGGTACTACCAGCAGCGTACTTGCTAACGATAGCTATAATGGAGTAACACCTCCTAATACGGCTTCGGTAACGCTTACTTGGCTTACAGTGCCAGCAGGGGTACAAACCCATACTGATGGTACGATTACTGTACCTGCAGGTATGACTTCGGGAACTTACGAAGTAGGTTATAAACTTTGTGAAAATATAAATAGTACTAACTGCTCGGTAGCAACGGCTACCATAGTGGTAACCAGCGTAAGTTCGCCAACGGCAACTCCAACAATTACCGCTAATGCTGATACCTTTACCCTTACGGTAAGTAGTACTACTTATACTACTACAAGCAATGTATTGACTAATGACCGCATTGGTACCGCTACGGCTACTGTAGGAAGTGTAACCATACAAACTACACCTCCTGCTACCGATAAGCCTTATATAGATGCTAATACAGGATTTGTGGTAATACCAAGTGGTGTGGCTACGGGTACGTATACTATCAACTATAGCTTGTGTGGTATTGCTCCGCTTACAGGTTGCAGCAGCGTAACCACCGTAACGGTGAATGTAACAAGTGTTACGGCTACGCCTACAACGCCTATCAACATAATAGCTGTGCCTGATGGTACTGTTAATATCAATGCTGAAACAGGCGAATTTATTGAAGAAGCTACTGAGGATAATAAAAGTTCAAAAAAGCAAATAAATGATGACACTATGGTTCAAGGTCTTTTTGAAAATAATAAATAATTAACAGCAGGAGGCAGGGAATTTGGAACAATCAAATAACAAAAATAAAGAGAGCTTTTTTCAAATTCCCAAAGTTCTCTTTAAAATGAGAAGAGAAGGGAGTTTAAGTTTAACAGCATTTGATATATATCTTTTAATGTCTGACAGGTTTAGACTTTCTAAGAAAAATGGATGGATAGATGAAGAGGGAGATACTTATATAATGTATTCTTATGAAGAATTATGTGAAGAATTAAATTTAAAAAGAAGAAACTCTATATCTGAGGCTATTAAAGAATTAGAAAAATTAAATCTTATAGAAAAAAAGAGAAGATATAATAGAAGCAATGTTTATTATTTGGTAGACATATCTGATAGTAACAAAAAGGTTACTACTATAAGTAACGAAAATGTTACTCTTAATAGTAACAATAATGTTACTTCTAATAGTAACATAAATGTATACGCTAATAATAACTACAATAATAATAACTACAATAATAATAACTACATGAGTAATAACTACATGAATAACAACAACAAGGAAAATGTTGCTGGAATTATAAGACAAGAGATAAAATTTTTAATAAAAAACAGGAAGATAAAAATTGAAAATATAATTAAATATTCTAATGACTTGGAAAGAATAAAACAGGTTTTTGAATATGCTGATAAAAATAAAAAAGGTGATGGTTGGATTATAGCTTGTCTTAGAGATAATTATTCCCTCAATCAAGAAGAGAACCAGGAGAAAGAAAAAGACTACTCAAAAACTATGGATGAAATCCTGAGAGGAGGATAAATTGAGTATTCAAAAAATAGAAGAAATAGCTAAAAATACAGATGTTAAGGAATTTATAGAGAATATACCAGGAGAAAATAAAGATCCAAAGGTTCTAGCTAAATGCGAAAAATGTGGAGAACCAACTTTATTAGAATTTTCAGAAGGTAGAACTAGATTTAATGAATGTTCTTGTCAAAAAGAAACAAGAATAAAAGCTAAAATTGAGAAGTTTAAAGAATTATCAATAACTAGCAGAAATTCTGGGAAAGATAACTTTAAAAATGCAATTTTAGGAAATAATAAGGCAGAAAATGAGCTATATAGAAAAATTAAAAATTATGTCAAAGGTTTTGACAAGGTACTTGAAATAAATGATGGATTATTGTTTAGAGGAGGTTGTGGTACTGGTAAAACATTTTTAGCAAACTGTATATGCAATTATTTAACAGAACATGGTTATACAGTGTTAAGTTTTAACTTAGCTGGATATTTGAGAACCATAAAAGATAATTTTCAAGTTGAAACTCAATTATTGGAAGCAGCCAAAGAGGCTGATATGCTTTTTATTGATGATTTAGGAAGTGAGAAAATATCTGATGAATGGGGAAAAGAAAAGATAAATAGCTTAATTGATGTTAGATATAATGCAGAAAAGCCAATGATAATAACTACAAATTTAAGTGCTGAAGAAATGATTGAATTTTTGAAATTTAAAGGAATTAATAAAATTTCTGATAGGCTTAATGAAATGTTAAAAGAGTTTAAATTTACCTGGCAAACTAAAAGAAAGCCAAAGAGTAAATCATTTTGGGAAATATAAAAATTAAAATAATCATTTAGAGGTTGTTTTTAAGAGTTTTAAAATCAAAAATGATAAATTATACCATTGAGGTAGTTAAAATAATTTTTATGACTATGCGGCTAACTCAAAATTTATTTTAAAACTTATTTATGACCTCAAAAATGAGTTAGAAAAAAATTAAGTAGAAAAAATATGATTTTTATAAGTGGGAATACTCCAAGTTCTAAAAATAGTAAGCAATTTGTAACTTTGAAAAGTGGGAAAACATTATTGATAAACTCTAAAACTGTACAAAAATATTTAAAAGAATCTAAGGCAGATTGGTTAATAAATAAAAATGAGTTTCTAAAAATGTTGAAAGGTAAAGAAAAACCTTATAAAGTAGAATTATTTTTTATAAGAGATTCAAGAAGAAAATTTGATTATATAAATGCTGCACAAATAGTTTTTGACTTAATGCAAGAATATGGATACATAGAAGATGATAATTCTACTAATGTAATACCAATATTTAAAGGTTTTGAAGTTGATAAGGTTAGAGCAGGAGTGGAAATAAGAGTTTTGTAGGAGGATTAAATGAAGTTTATTAAATTTGAATTTGGAGACGGAACTTATGAATTAATTAAATTAAAAAGCATTGAAGGAATACAAATAAGAGAAAACACAATCACAATATTAGTGACAAGTGGTAAAGACTACTATTATACAAAAGGCTCTGAAATGCGAAATTATATAAAAAATTTTGAAGAAGTGAAAGAACTTTTATTAAAAATATCAGAAAATTAAAAGCTAGATTTTACGACTATTTCAATTTTGGAAACAGTCGATAAAATCGTTAATGATAGGAGGAAAATGAGTTTCAAAGAACACAATAACAGAGAAATAAGCAAAAAACTAGCTGAATACATAACAGGAATAGAATTAAGAAAATATATGGCTAGAAAAGTTAAACAATATCTAAATATAGAAAATCCAACTGTATTTGATGGTGCAGTAGGAAGTGGACAGTTAGAACAATTTGTTAATCCAGCTATATTATATGGTGTCGATGTGCAGGAAAGTTCAATTAATTCAGCAAGAGAAAACTTTCAAAACACTGAATTAGAAGTTAAAAGTTTTTTTGAATATGAAAGAGAAAATCTAATTGTAGATTGTGTTATTATGAATCCACCATTCTCAATAAAATTCAAAGATTTAAGTGATGCAGAACAAAAGAATATTCAATCAGAATTTGAATGGAAAAAGTCAGGTTGTGTTGATGATATATTTGTTCTAAAATCTCTAAAATACACAAAAAGATATGGTTTCTATATTTTGTTTCCTGGTGTAGGTTATAGAAGAACTGAGGAAGAATTTAGAAAGCTCATAGGAAATAACTTAGCTGAGTTAAATAGGATTGATAATGCATTCACGGATACTGGAATATCTGTTTTGTTTATAGTTGTAGACAAAGAAAAAACTAATAACAAAGTCTTTAGAGAAATCTATGATTGTAAATTAGACAAGCAAATTTTAGAAGATGAATGGATTTTAGAAGATGATTGTTATTGGCAACAATTACAAGAAGAAAAAGAAGTAGAAGCAGTTGATATTAATGCTTTAAATACTAAGGCTTCTGAACTATGGATAAGTGGAGTTAAAAAAAACTTAGAATTAGATTTATTCTTAGTTCAAGAGTGCAATGCTAATATTGATATCTTAGGAAATATTAAAAGGCTAAAATCTATTTGTAAAGAATTTGAAAGGAAATTAAGATGTTGCAGAAATTACAAGAATTCAATGACTGTATTAGAGAAGCAATCAAAATTATTATCTCTATTCGAGGCAACGCAGAGGTAAGAATATTTGATGTTTTTGATATAAAGTATATGAGTAAAAAAAATATTTTTACAAAAAGAGATATAAATTTAGATGGTAAACCTGTAATATTTTATGGAGAAATTTCAAAAAAATATGATTGTTTTACTGGTGAAATAATAAGCAAGATAGACAATGAAGTCTATGAAAAAGCTACAAAGATTAACAAAGGACAAATATTAGTAAATTTAGAGGATTTTGATACTAAGGATATCGGAAGATGTGTTTTATATCAAAATAATATTCCTGCTGCAATAAATGGTAATGTTGCAATCTCAACATTAAAAAATAGTTTTAAAGATATTATTGATTTAAGGTATATAGCATTTTTAATTAATTACAAAGATACAGTTAGAAATTATATTTATCAAAAATCAAATGGAGAAAAAGTTAAAAGATTATCTAAGTTAGATTTTGAAAATATTTTAATAAATATCCCAAGTTTAGAAGTTCAAAAACAAACTGTAGATAAATTTATAAATTTAAAAATTAAATTTGAACATGATATAGAAGAAATTGAAAACAGAATAAAACTGATTGATGGACATTCTAAAGTATATATGGATCATATTTTTAAATTTTATTAGGAGGATAATATGGAAAATAAAAATATAGACAATATAAATAATCCAAATCACTATAAACTTGGTTGTGGTGTTGAAAGTATAGAAATAATTAAAAGAGTATTGGGATTAAAAGGCTTTGTAGCTTTCTGCTTAGGGAATATTCTTAAATACTTAATAAGAGCAGAAAAGAAAAATGGTAAGGAAGATTATAAAAAAGCAGCTAAGTATTTAGAATGGGTAATAGAAAGAGATGATGCAGACAAATATAAAATTATCAAATACTCTAACCCTAATGTATTATTCAAAGATTTAGGGGTTAAGTGGAGTCAAATTATCTCTGGAATAGCTAAGGACTTAAATATTAAGAATGCTTTTGAATTAGATAGTATTTTCAGAAATATTTTTAGTGAAAATTATGAAGTGGCTAGAGATATTTTGAATGATTTTATAAAAGAATATAAGGAGTAAATTATGCAAAAGATAAGAATTACTCACAAAGATGGAGATATGCAAGGAATTACACTTATGTACTTAATAAACAAGTACTTGAAAATAAATAGAGAACTTTGGGATAAAGAGGGTATGGTTTTAAACAGATATTACAAAGCTATACTAACTAGGACTATAAAAGCTTCTGAGAAAATAGTTATTAAGTTTCAAAAACATATAAACTACAATGCAGAAAAAGAAATCTTAAAAGTCTTAGATGAAGTATTTGCAGAATGTGAGCACAAAGAAACTGGTGATAATTTAGAACTTCTTAGAACTATGTTTCTAGTAATTATGATGTTTGGAACAATTAATTTTCACAAAAGAAATATGATAGGAGTAGTTTTAAAATCTATGATAACTGATGTAGTTAATGCTTTTAAAGATTTTAAAACTATGTGGTTGAGAGAAATTGATGATAGTGTTGTGAAATTGTAGGAAATATTTATGAAAACCCTGAATTATTAGGAGAATAAAAATGAATACATCTGAAATGGAAAAATTAATTTACACCTATTTTGAAAGTGGCAGTTTAGCAATCATTCCAAAAGTAACTAAAAATAACGGATGGCTAGACCCAGAAATAATGATTTGGAAAAATATAGTAAATCATGAATGCGACATGTTAATCGTTACTAAAAATCGCTACTTAACAGAAGTCGAGATAAAAATATCTTTATCTGATTTAAAAGCTGATTTTAAGAAAAAACATCAGCATAAAGATGAGAATATAAAAAATTTTTACTATGCTTTTCCTGAAGAAATGAAAGATAAAGCATTAGAATTAATTCCAAAAGATTGTGGCATTTTGATAGCAGTAAAAAAAGAATGTGGTATTCCATATAGAAAGATTGAATGTTATAGAAAGCCTAAAATAAATAAAGAAGCTAAACCTATAAATGATATTGTCTTATCAAAAATTTATAGACTTGGTTATTTAAGATATTGGAATTATAGAATATCAAGGACGGAATAAATGAACAAAAAAATTTTAGATGTATGCTGTGGTTCAAAAATGTTTTGGTTTGATAAAGACAGAACTGACACAGTATATATGGATAACAGAGAGCTTGAAGATGTATTATGTGATGGAAGAAAGTTAGAAATAAAGCCAAACATAGTTGCAGATTTCAGAAATATACCTTTTCCAGATAAAACATTCAAGCTAGTAGTTTTTGACCCTCCACATTTATACAGAGTTGGAGAAAAAAGCTGGTTGGCTAAAAAGTATGGCCAACTAGGTAGCAACTGGAAAGAGGATATAAAGCAAGGTTTTAAAGAATGTTTTAGAGTTCTTGAAACTAATGGGGTATTGATTTTTAAATGGAATGAGGAACAAATTAAACTTAGTGAAATATTAAAACTAACTGATATTAAGCCTCTTTTTGGGAATAAGAGAGCAAAAAAACATTGGTTAGTGTTTATGAAAGAGGAGTAGCTATGATAAAAAAATATGTTAAAAAGCCTGTGGAAGTAGAAGCAATACAATTAAGAGAAGACAATATAATTGAAGTAATAAAATTCTTGGGTGTATCCCGTTATTATTGCCCGTGGCGTGAAGATGAAGAAAAAGCAATAAAAAGAGTTTTAGAAGATGGATATGTTTTTTTTGAAACTTATGACAAATATGGAGAAACTACTGAAGAAGTATATTTTGGAAAATATGTAGTAAAAGATGAATATTCTGAATATAGAGTTTTTGATGAAGACGAATTTAAAGAATTATATGAGGAAGTGAGATAATGGAATTTAAAAGACCTGAAACTTTTGAGGATATATTAAATCTTCAAAAGCATTTAGATGAAAGTATACATAGTTCAAGAGAAAGAACAATTAAAGATATTAAATTATCTTTAATAGCAGAAGTAATAGAATTCAATGAAGAAACACCTGAAAGCCATAAGACTTGGAAAACTAAGCCTTACGACAAAGAAAAAGAATTAGAAGAATTTACTGATATTTGGTTTTTTCTAGCACAAATGGTTAATTTTAAATTAGAAAAATCTGATAGTTTTATTGAAATAAAAAACGAACTTATAAATTTATTTGAGGATGAAGAAAATTTAAACTTATGTTATGAGGCTAATATAGAAAATTTAATTATGAGTGCTCTTTATGGAGACGATTTACAAATACTTCAAGGTTTGATAATCATTTCAACTAATAAGGAATACTCAAAAGATGACATACTTAATTGCTACTGGGAAAAGTGGCAAAAGAATATGAAAAGAATTGGGAAGGAGTGGAATTAAATGAAGACAAAAGAGCAAATTTGTCAAAAAATTAAAGAATTAAAAAATGATACAAATTTATTAAAAAATATGATAAAAAATTCTACTGATCCTGAAATAAAATTTGATTGTATTAAAAGTAT